CAGCCCGGATGATTTGAGCAGCGTGAGGGTTTATAATACGGATAATCAGTTTATTTGCGAGGCTAAATTAGAGGGCGCGACAAGCTACAACGCTACAAAAGAGGAACGACAGGCCATTAACCGTGAGAAAAAATCTCAGGTTAAAGCGGTTAAGAACTATAAAAAAGTTAAGGCCGTTCAAGCGCAGGATGCCCTTGATGCGATATTGGATAAGGCTTCGGAGAACCTTGAATTACCGGAAAATATTGATGTTAGTATTTTGCGGATTATACAGTCCGGTGAGGTATTGGCGCAGCCGCTTCAAAAGGCAGCCGGGGCTGAGGAACTGGAGCCTATTGATTGGAATTCGGCAATAGAGCGGTTGAAATTATTTAAATAGCGTTTAAACGGTGTTTAAACACCATTTAAAATATGATTGAGGAGGTAATTTTATGTCTGAAAATCAAGACCCCCGCAGACTTATGACCGAGGACGAGGCACGGGCCGCCCTTGCTGAGTACAAGGAAAGAACCGGTAAATCTCAAAATGAGATCGCGAAGGAGCTGGGCTACAGTAACGCCACGGCTGTAAGCCGGTTCAACAGCGGTCAGTACGAATCACCTGATGAATTTATCAAAAAAGTTATGCAGCTATTTAAAATAACTGTGCAACGGGATGTTGCCCCTAAAAGGCCGGACTTCAGGATGACCTCCGCAAGCCGCCAAGTAACGAATCTTATAACCTTATGCCATGTGCAGGGGGAACTGGGTGTCGCTTACGGTGACCCCGGCGTTGGGAAGACCATGGCGGTCAGGCAGTATAAGAAGGATAATTCCGACGCCATTGTTATAACCGTGTCACCCACCAAAGCCACAATTACCGGGGTTTGTGAGTTGATTGCAGACCAGCTTAAAATTAAGGATCGTACCGCAAGGCGTATCACGGATGAAGTTATTTCTAAGCTTAGAGGTTCTAAAAGGGTGATCATCGTTGACGAAGCCCAGCATTTGAAAGCTAAAGTTGTAAATCATTTGCGGAGCATTGTGGACGCTACTGAGGACGAGGACACCGGCGAACGCATCGGCATGGCTCTTATCGGTAACGATGAGATTTATTATGAACTTCGAGTGCGTCAGGCTGTGGCTTACAAGCAGCTTGATGACAGGATAATCCACTGGACGCATCTTGTGGCGAACGAAATAAAGCTAGATGATGTGAAAATGATTTTTAGCGAAGCCGGTTTCGACAGCGGGACGCTTGAAGTATTACATAAAATCAGTACATCTGTTTCAATCAGAAAAGCTGTGCATGTATTTACAAACGCTTTAATTCTTTTCGGAATAAAGGATTATGCGGAGTTGACAATTGCCAAGCTTGCGAAGGTTGCCAAGGAAATGAATATCCGGGTTGCTTTATAGGGTGGTGTTGTTAGATGAAATTGAAGATTCGATACATAAAACAAAGGTTGTGGGGTGAGCCTGTGAGTAAATTGTCGGATGCCCAAAGGGGTAAGATATTCAAACTGGCCGCAGAAAAAGGACTGGACAACGAGATGCTCCATGCCTACATATTTTCGCTTGTGGGGAAATCCAGTATTAAGGAATTAAGCAAGCGGGACGCCATGACAATTATTGACGCTCTTATCGGAAAAACGCAAAACGCCATCCATATGATAAGCAACAAGCAACAGAAATACATTGAGGGGCTTGCCAAGAACTATGGTTGGGTGGATGAAAATAACAATCTCAATCGGAAAAAGCTGAGTGCGTGGCTTGAAGGTAAATACGGATGTAGCGACATTACATGGTTAACGTCTAAAAAGGCTTCGGATGCCATTGAGGGCTTAAAGGCAATGATATCACGGGAAAAGGCAAATCAAAAAACCGCTGACAGCTTGCCGTGCGCGACTTAGGGTTTTCAAAAAATCGCTAAAGCGATTTTAACACTTTTCGTTATAAGTGTCAAATTTTAAATATATGACAGGGCGGCAGCCGTCCTTGTTTTTAAGGGGGAATATCTTTGGATACAATAAAAATGCAGTATAAAGGCCGCACAGATATAATCCAGGCGGAAAACAGAAACGGGCGTTTCGCGGCTAAAATCAACGAATTAACAAGTATGTTCGGAAACATACAATTTCCCATTCGTAGCGCGTTGGAGCTTCTTGATTTATCCGTCGATTGGGACGGCGATACCCGTACAATTCTGGTAAAAGACAAGCCGCCTATTCCAAAACCCGATCTTGAAATTTTAGAACGGATAACACAAGCCGAAGCCGGTGGCGAGGATATGAAAGGGCGCATCCTTGTTGTGAATGTAATCATGAACCGGATGTACAGCGCACACCGGAGTTTTCAAAATGTCAACACTGTCACGGAGGTTGTGTTCGCGGAACGGCAGTTTGAGCCTACACGGAACGGGGCCTTTGAGAGGGCTGTTGTTTCAGAGGGGACGAGGGAGGCGGTTCTAAGAGCCTTGGATGGTGAGGATTACTCCCAAGGGGCTTTATGGTTCCGGGCTATTCGAGGGGCTGAGGGTGGCTGGCATGAAACGGCTCTGACACCGCTATTTGACCACGGCTGTCATCGGTTCTATATTTAATCATTAAAAAAACGAAAGGCGGTGACTCTCTTGAAAATAGATGATATAATTACTAAAAACGATTTAGGGGAGCCATATGATCGCCTTTCTGAATTTTTGGAATTGGATGATATTATCAAGCTGGAACAGGAATTCGGCGGGAGGTCTGTAAGGTTTAGGCGGGGCTGTAAAGATGTCGCGGTTGAATACCCCGAGCTTACTCTAATCCTTGGTTCGGAAAAAGCCGGAATTATCATCAAGGTATTGGGTGACATATGTGTATACTTCCCCACGTTGAAAAGAAATGCCTTGGACAAAATAAAGCTCTTGATTAACGCTGACTTCAACGGTTATAATTATTATCAATTGGCTAAGAAATATGGCTATACGGAAAGGCATATAAGACGTATCCTTTCGGGGCATGGGAAAACAACCGAACTAGATGAAAGGCAAATGTCCATATTTGAGTTAGTGTAGAAACAATCTTAGTGACATTGTCAAAACTATTTGAATAATTCATGTGGTAAGATGTTGATAGGTTAAATTATCAGCATCTTTTTATTTGATGCGGTATCAGGAGGGACGACAAATGATAATCGGGCTGCATGATGCTGAACGAGACCATATGCCGGGTAAATCGTTCCCTAACCTTGCACTAATGAAAATATCCGCATTCCATAAAGCACGGGGAGATGCTGTTGAATGGTGGAATGCGATAAATAATAAAGCATACGGGGCAGTGTATTCAAGTAAAGTTTTTGACTTCACACCTGAAAACCCTTATCTGCCTGAAAATACAATCAAAGGCGGTACCGGTTACGGGCAATATAACGAATTACCCGCAGAAATAGACGTTTTTTATCCTGACTACTCAATATATCCAAAGTGTGATTATGCCATTGGCTACATAACGCGAGGATGTCCCAACAAATGCGGCTGGTGTGTTGTACCTGAGAAAGAAGGTGATATAACGCCTTATGGGGATTGGCGAAGCATTGTGCGTAATGACACAAATAAACTCGTTCTTTTAGATAATAACATTCTGGCATGTGAACACGGTATTGAACAACTTGCGGAGCTATGCAGAACGTGTTATAAGATAGACCTCAATCAAGGTATGGATGCAAGGCTTGTTAATGAACAGATTGCCGATATTATAGTTAATTTAAAATGGATTAAATACATCCGATTCAGTTGTGACCGGACAGAACAACTTGATGCGATTTTTAACGCCGCTGCTCTTCTTGGGCAGAGAGGTATAAAGCCTTATCGTTTATTTATATATTTACTCGTTACAAAAGACATAGCAAACGCAGATTACAGGATACAACGGTTGAAAGAGTTAAAAAGCATTAATATATATGCTCAACCGGAACGCAATGAGGCACGAGGGATTATACCAAACTCCGCACAGTTTGAATTTTCACAAAGATATGTTTATGGTGGATGCTACAGAAAAGAATCATGGTCGGATTACTGCCATAGGAAGAATTTTATTCGCTTAGGGTGGGCTTAGATATGAGCAAAATTAAAATCTTCATAGATGCTGGGCATAATGACAGCGGTTTTAACACCGGCGCAATCGGAAACGGTATGCGTGAACAAGATGTTAACTTTGACGTGGCTTTTTATCTGGGTCAAATTCTGGCTGAGTTTTTTGACATTAAGCTTAGCCGCCCAACACGGAAAACTAACTTGGGTCATGATAATAATTCGTCAATAAATACACGTGTTCAAATGTCAAACCAGTGGGGCGCAGATTATTTCATAAGCATACACGCCAACGCCGGAGGGGGCACGGGAGCGGAAACTTTTTACTGGAACGAAAACGCGAAGAAATTCGCGTTGGCTGTACAGAAAACATATGCTTGTGCTATGGCTTTACGTGACAGGCGGACAGAACTTACAAACCGCTTCGGGGTTATCAGGAGTACGAACTGCCCGGCTATATTGATTGAACTTGCATTCCTTGACGCGCCGCCCAATAAACCGGACATTGATATATTAAGAGATAAACGGCTGGAAATGGCTCAGGCTATCGCCAAAGGTGTGTTCAAATATTTCAATGTGGAAACGAAATATAAAAATGAAAATGTTTATCCCGGTTATGTGAACATAAAATACCGCAATGTAAAATACATAATCGAAGCCGAAAATCAAAACGGTCGGTACATAATAAATTTGCACGGACTTTCAAAGGTTTTTGGCAATAAGGAAGTACCCATCCGGGCATTGTTGGAACTTGCGGGGTTGACCGTTGGCTGGGATGGGGACACCGGAACGATTTTAGTAAATCAATAAAACATAGGGGTGGCAGTCAATGGAGCTTACATCGTTTATCTCAACAGCGTTGGAAATAGGAATGACCCCGGCATTATTGCTTATGTTTGCATGGTATTTTCTCAAACGCGATAAATGCCGGGATAAACAGATTGCGGATTTGATAGAGACATTCAAAGAGCGCGAAAAAATCGTTCTTGCCGAGGGTACACGGCGCGAGGAACTGATGCGCCAGGAATCTGAACGGCGTGAAAAAATCATACTTGATTCAGCCGAGCGGCGGGAATCCAACCTTATGAAAACAATTGACGGGTTCAGCGGCTCCATCGAAAAAATATCTGACACAATGGACGAGATAAAAAAAGCATTCTTACAAATGGAGTTCCGGCTCAGAACTGTTGAGGAGAACAGAAAAGGCGGTGGTTCATAATGGATAAACTGGATTTAGCGAAAGCCAAAGAGCTTCGCGGGGAAATCATAAAGCGGCTTTATGACTGTTATGTTGACCCCGTCCGTATTGTAAGCGTAAATTCACTGCTTCGGTATAAAGGATATTATTCTAAGGATGACATTAAACGGGCGATAAACTACCTGACCGGGCCGAAAAAGGAATTTATCCATGTAGTATACAATGAAGATGACTACTGGAATTCCTTTATACAGCTTACTCCGGCGGGGATAAATCTTGCCGAAGGCAACATTACCGATATGGGGGTATTGTTTCATGAGTAAATTTACCGATGTTATGAACAATCAGGTTTTAAGGGGTATGGTGCTGGAGATATGCCAACAGGCCTATCCCAAAGGAGCAAGCACGGAATTGATAAGGGCCGCTTTAAAGCAGCAGGGCCATGTCTTGGACGGGAACGAAGCTACTAGCCTTTGTTCATATCTTGAAGGAAAGGGACTTGTCAGGATAGTTAACGCAAAAAATGAAGTCCTCAAAATAAACCGGGACATTGCCCATATAACGCCCAAGGGCATTGACGTTTTGGAAGGTACGGAAACCGCTGACGGTATTGCGCTGATGGGTGATTGATATGTCTAAAAATCGTGGCCACGGGAAAGTCACCAAGCTACCCGAACAGCTTCGCCGGGATGTGGAAAACAAGCTTCTGGAGGGCTTTACATATCAGCAGATGTCCGACCACCTAAAAAACTTGGGGCATGATGTCAGCAAATCCAGCGTTCATCGTTTCGGGGAACCTTTCTTAAAACGGTTTGAAAATGTTCGCATGGCGAAGGAATATGCTCAATTATTATCTGAGGATAATGCCGAACGGCCCACAACGGAACTCCATGAAGCCAACAACGCCTTGGTATCGCAGATGCTTATGGAACATCTGATAAGTGAGGATGTTCCCGTTGATAAGAAATTAAAGACTTATGAAGCTATTTCAAAGCTTCAAAAGGCCCAAGTGTTAAACGAACGGTTAAAAATGATGTCGCGAAAAGAGGCCGGGGCGGTCAGGGCGGCTATGAATATGCTGAAAGACCGGATGTTTAAAGAGATACAGGATAAATATCCTGAGGTTGTTGCCGTGATGATAAAAATTGCGGATGAGGTGACCCAAGAAGCCGGAGCCGGTTAGACCACCGTAGCGCATTAAATAAGCGTGTTTTGCCTTTGGGGGTAATAAGATACAGGAAAGATTTACTAAACAAATCTAAACGCCGTCTAAACGCCTAATAAACGGCAAGCCGCGCCGGGGTGTTCCTCCGCTAGTGCGGGTGCCTTTTTATGCCTTTGTAATGTCCACAAAATCATTAACCTTGGGGGAGACGTATAATGAATTCTAACGACTGGAAACATCAGGCCGAATCCTTATATTTTGAACAAGGTAAAAACATAGCGCAGATAAGCGGCTTAATAGGAGTTTCCACCGTCAGCATCTCCAAACACTTAAACTCTCTCCCTCATTATAAACCGGAAGCATCCCGCCGTAAAGAGGCAAATAAAGACCGGAGGGATTATTACCGAGAATACAAGAGGAAAACCCGGGGGTGCATCAATTATAACATTTGCCGCGAAACCTTGAAAAGAGACCATTTTACAGCAGTAGGGATTTTGAGCCGGGAGAGGTTTTTCGGATGAGCAGTATTTTTACGGAGTTTAAAGAGCATTTACATAACAGTCAAAATCCCGGCATGGACAAAAACAAAATTGCACGCGAAAATTTCTGGGAATATTGCAAGCAGCGGAATCCTAAGTTTTTCAAGGATAGCCGCCTCCATTTGGTTGAGATAGCTACTACCCTTCAAGCTTTATATGAAGGGCGTATAATAAAACATACGCCTGAATCGCCTTGGCAGATTTATTCGCAAGAAGAAATAGCCGATATATTTTCCGGCAATGACGATTATATCGTTTGCAAGCAATTAATGCTAAACATTCCGCCAAGGCACGGCAAGTCATACATACTGACAATGTTTACAGAATGGATGCTGGGAAAAAGCAAAGAAAACAAGGTTATCACCGTTTCATACAACGATATCCTGTCCACGCGCTTTTCAACAATGGTGCGTGATGGCATTGATGCAACAAAAATAGATAAGAACCTAACCATATTTTCCGATATCTTCCCCGGCACAAAAATCAAAGACGGGGACGGCGCGAAACAGATATGGGCATTGGAAGGTTCTTTTTTTAATTACTTGGGAACAGGTTTCGGCGGCACGATAACGGGTATCGGTTGCAATATCGGAATCATTGACGACCCGGTGAAAAACGCTGAGGAAGCCTATAACGACAGCGCCCTTGAAAAACAATGGATGTGGTACGGCGATACTTTCCTGTCCCGTCTTGAAGAAGGCGCGATACAAATTGTAAATATGACGCGCTGGTCAACCAAAGACATTTGCGGCAGGATTTTAGACAGCGAGGACGCACCGGACTGGTACGAGTTGAAAATGAGGGCCTATAACCCCGAAACCAATTCCATGCTTTGTCCGGATTTATTAAGCTATAAATCATACATGAAGAAAAAACGTATCATGTCCCCGGATATAGCCGAAGCCAACTATCAACAGGAGCCGGTTGACGTGCAGGGTAAGCTTTACACCACGATAAAAACCTATACCGAGCTGCCCAAGGACGCCCATGGACGATTATTGTATGAGCGCGTCCTTAATTACACCGACACGGCTGACACGGGGAAGGATTTCCTTTGTTCGATAAACGCCATTGAATATCAGGGCGAGGCGTATGTAATAAACGTTCTTTTCACTGATAAACCAATGGCGGTAACAGAGCCTTTGCTTGCTAAGATGCTCCATGACGACAATGTAAACATGGCTTATATCGAAAGTAACAGCGGTGGCACGGGCTTTGCCCGGAATGTGGAACGGATTATATGGAACGAGTACAGAAGTAAAAGAACCGTCATCCGAACATTCCACCAAAGCAAAAACAAACAGGCCCGTATCCTTTCCAACAGCAGCTATGTTATGGAACGGATATATCTTCCTGTGAATTGGAATAACCGCTGGCCGGAGTTTTACAAGGCCCTTATAACCTATAAGGCCAAGGGCGGGAATAAGCATGACGATGCCGCCGATGGGCTGACCGGCATAGCGGAAAACATTGGCGCGGCGGCTGAGATTGAATTCTTAATGAGGTAGGGCGGTGTAATAATGGGCGGTAATATGGAGGCCATTCAATCCCGAATCCGGGCCAACGATATGCAAATTGATTCTGAAATTATCAATGAACTGATATCCGCTCATGATACCGGGGCTATGTCGGAGGGTATGCGCTATTATAGGAGTAAATCCGATATTGTTGACCGTAAGATGTATTTTTATGATAATAATGGTGATAAACAGCAGGATGATATAAAGGAAAATCATAAGCTTGTGAATAACTGGCACAAGCTGCTTGTTGACCAAAAGGTGTCGTACCTTGTGGGCAAGCCTATGGTGTTTTCCGTTGAGAATACCGATGAAAGTCATAAAAAGGCATTTTCAGAAAAGATTGAACTTTTGCTTGGGGACGAATGGGACGATACCGTTGCCGATATCGCCACAAACGCCAGTAACAAGGGGACGGAGTGGCTCCATGTTTGTATTGATAAAAACGGCTATTTCAAATATACCATAGCCCCTGCCGAACAGATTATCCCGGTTTATGATTCCGCCACTCAACAGAATTTAGAAGGTGTTTTAAGGTTTTATCCTGTTGAGATTGACGGAGCCGGGCGTAATCGGGTAGAATGGTGGACAAGGGATAATGTAACCATCTATATTGAAGGCGGGGACGGCGGTTTTGAATTGGACAATACAGAAACGGATAACCCTGCTCCCCATTATAAGCGCAACAATACCGCTCAGGGTTGGGGAAAGGTGCCGTTTATAGAGTTCCCCAACAATTCCTTCCGCACAAATGACCTTGAAGTCACCAAGAGCCTTATTGACGAGTATGACCGGAGCATTTCCGACTTTGCCAACAATAACGCTGAGGTGCAGGAAACTATCCTTATTTTAAAGGGTTATGAAGCCACGGAATTAAGCTCATTCAAGGAGAATTTACGGTATTTCAAAACCATAAAGCTTAGGCCCGATAATCATTCCGGGGTGGATAAGCTGGAATTCAACATCCCCTACGAATCTAAAAGAGAACTTCTTGACCGACTTGAGGAAAACATCTTTATATTCGGGCAGGGCGTAAACGTCAAAACTGACCGCTTCGGCAACTCGCCGTCTGGCGCGTCACTGGAATTCCTATATACATCCCTTGACCTGAAAGCCTCTATGATGGAGCGGAAATTCAGGCGGTCTGTAAAAAGGCTTTTATGGTTTGCGACAAAATATATCCGAATGGAGTTTAATCTATCCGGTGACAATATTGATATAAAGGCCTTTTTCCGCAAAAACATGGTGCAGAACAATAAAGAAATCGTTGATATGCTCAAGGATTCCCGCGATATGATCAGCGATGAGACCATTGTCTCCCTGTACCCACTTATTGAAAATACCGGGCATGAGTACCAGAAGCTGTTGGAACAGCGAAAGGCTTATGCAAGAGCAACGGTAGACTTAGCGCAAAACCCGGATAATATTGATTTAACGGGCATTGATATCCATGAGTGATATACGGCGCGAACAGGAAAGGCTTTTTGATGGTTTTGAAAGCATGGAGGAAAAAGCCGAGCGGCAGATTTTACGTAACTATCAAGGGCGGCTTATTGACCTAAAAAAGGTTCTTGGGGATTTATTTGAGCGTTATGAAGATGACGGGCAGCTTACTTATGACGAATTAACGAGGTATGGCCGTCTGCATAAAGCACAGGAGTCTTTCAAGGGCATAGTGGTCAATCTCTATACCGATAACACAAAGGAAATAACGTCCGCTATAAAAACCGCTTATATAAACGGCTTTAATGGAACGGGTCAAGCGGTAGGCAAGGCTTTGGGCGGTAAATCCCTGATCGGCATTATCCGCGTGGATGAAATAAAACGGGCTTTGACCAACGATATTTCCGGGTTAAAATGGACGGAGCGGATGGAAATCAACCGTGACTTCGCCGCCCAAAAAATCCGGGAGACCATTGTACAAGGGCTGCATAACGGCGAAACCTACGCGCAGATGGCCCAGCGGCTCAATGATACGATGGGTAAGGACGTACCAGGCGCAGTCCGTATTGTACGCACCGAATGCTACAGGGTCTTTTCAGAAGCCAGAAAAGACCGGCTTGACAGGGTTCAAGGCGTGAACATGACCAAGGAATGGATTACCGCCAAGGATGAATGTGTAAGGAGCAACCATGCGTCGATGCACGGCGTTAAAGTACCGTATAATCAAGATTTTATCCTTCCCAACGGCAACAGCGGCTTCGGGCCGGGGATGATTGGCGCGGCTGCTGACGATATCAACTGCCGGTGTTTTTGGGTAATAGATGTTGCTGAAGATGATAGTGACAATCACTATATTCCCGGCAACGATGAAGATTTAGAAAATGACTTGCATGAGCAGGGGAATAATAGTATAATGGATTCAGGGCGTGAAACCATGAATCTACTGCCGCGATATGATGAGGCGGTTATACCTACGGAAAAGTTTACAAGATATGTTCTTGATTACACAGCAGATTATGACAAGGCGACTGCGTTTTACCGGGCTTTGGGCTATAAAGTTGATAATGCAGATATGTTAATAAATAACATTCGTAATAATCTGCCAAATTATGAAGCGAAAGAAAAAGGCGATTTGGGACATGGTATGCGATATGAAGTTATTATGTCCCTAAAAGGAGAGAACAGAAAGACCGCCAATGTTTTAACAGCGTGGATAGACGATAAGAATAACGGTGAAATGCGGTTGATTAACGCTTATGTTGATAAGAAAAAAGGAGGACGCAGAGATGATTAAGGAATATGCAAAGATAAAACTTAAAACAGGTGAGGTAGGCCGCATCTTGGAAGTGCTGGACGATGATTCATATATGGCCGAAATCGTATCGGCGGACGGCGATATAGACACTACGGAAATACGGCGAAAGGATATAGCCGCTTTGATAGTCGAAGTGGAGCAAGCCATATAATTATGTAAACAAGCAAGATAATTTTTAATATTAATCAAAAGATTGCGCATAACCCGCGCGGTCTTTTTTTATTGCAAACAAATAAAAAAAGGAGATACGGCCATGTTAAAAGACGCATTAACCGCGCTTGGGCTTACAGATGAACAAGCGGAAAAGGTTTTGGGCTTGCACACCGAGGCCCTCAATGACTATGTTCCCAAGGAAAAGCTTGCTGAGGCCGAGACGGAAAAGGGGCAGCTTGAAAAAAGCTTGAACGAGCGGGACGAACAGCTTTTAGGGCTTCAAACGGCCGCCGGGGACAATGAGGAACTGAAAAGACAGCTTGCCGAAGCAATCGCCAAAAACGAGGAAACCGGCAGACAGGCCGCCGCCGAGCTTGCCGCCTATAAGACGGACAAAGCCGTTGAAATGCAGTTAATCAAGCTTGGAGCCAAAAACCACACCGCCGTAAAAGCCTTGATTGACATGAACAAAGTCAAGCTTGATGGAGAAATCCTTTTAGGTTTTTCGGAACAGATAGAGGCGATAAAAACCTCTGATCCGTATTTGTTCGGCTCTGTTTTATCCGGGCGTGAACCGGGGGCCGGTAACGGTAATAATACCCCGCCGGACGGGCTGAAAGAAAATCCCTTTAAGAAAGAAACGTGGAACTTAACCAAACAAGGGGACTTGCTCAGAGATAACCCCTACCTGTATCATAAAATGAAAGCGGCGGCGGGCCAATAATATTCATCATTTAAGGAGGAAAATCAATGACACGTTTGAAAAATATCATTCAACCGGATGTATTTACGCCTTATGTAATCAACCGTACCATGGAATTATCGGCTTTGATACAGTCCGGTATCATGGTTAACAACAGCGAGTTTAACGCGCTGGCAAGCGGTTCCAACACCTTGATAAATATGCCGTTTTGGGCTGATTTACAAGGTGAAGAGGAAAACATCACCGAGGACGGTTTTTACACGCCCCTGAACATCAGCGCCAGCAAAGACGTTGCAAGAAAGCACCTTATCGGTAATTCATGGGGCGCGAACAACCTGACCGCATTACTTTCCGGTGATGATCCTATGGCGGCTATCGGTAATCTAGTGGCCGATTACTGGCAGCGGCGTATGCAAGCGAGATTACTTGCCATGCTGGAGGGTATTTTTGCGGCGGCAAGCATGTCGGATAAAATACTGGATATTTCCGCGCGTTCCGGTAATTCGGCAATGATAAGCGGCGATAGTTTTATAGACGCCGGGCAGCTTATGGGGGACGCCAAGGAGCTTTTGACCGCTGTAATGATGCACTCCGCCACCGAAGCGTTTTTGGCGAAACGCCAGTTGATTGAGTACGTGCAGGAAGCCGGACAGTCTGACCGGGTGCCTTATTTCATGCGCAAGCGCGTCATTGTCGATGACAGTGTTCCGTATGATACGGTTGCAAAGACAGCCACGGTATTTTTATTCGGCTCCGGGGCTATTGCTTTGGGTAACGGTTCTCATCCTCGCATTATTGAAACCGAAATTGACCGGGATTCAATGTCCCACGCCGGTGAGGATTTCTTGGTTAACCGCAAAATCTTCATTATGCATCCTAGGGGAATCAAATGGACTGAAAAAAATATCGCCAGTACATCCCCGTCCAGAGATGAGCTTAAAGACGGCGATAACTGGGAGCGTGTTTTCGAACCTAAACAGATCAGGATCGTTAAGCACGTCTTTAAAATCGGTTAAGGCGGTATGCCTTTAACCGAAAACCGAGAGGAGAACAATTATGAGTTTATCAACACACCAACGCATCCGCAGGGCCTTAGCCGAGAAGAAAAAAGGGGTTGAACTTGAACAGGCGGTTCAAATCCCTGATTTTAAGGAAATGAAGATGGCCGAACTAAAAGAATACGCCTCTGTTAACGGCATTGACATTTCCGGACTTAACAAAAAGGATGATGTTATCCAACGCATCCTTGAGGCGGTGAACAAAACACCTGATCCCGGGGATAACGGCGCAGATGATAACGGGGGTACTGACGGAAACAATAACAGCCCTGCTTCCGATGGAAGTAATCCCTTAGACACCGGCGGCGAACCCGCTCCCGACAAGGAGGCCGATACCAATGCTGACCCTAACGCCGGAACAACGTAAAAAAGGCTATTTTGAAGCCATTCAGCAGTATACAAACAACTTTCACGGTATAACGGAAGTTGAAGACGCGCCTATGGTCATTCAAATGGCTGTTGTGAAAATGGACTCCTTCTTTAGCCGGGATAGTAGTGTAAAAAGCGAGAGCATAGCCGATTTAAGCATTACATACATGGATATGGACGGGCTTCCACACGATATTTTGAGCCTTATCTCCCCATGGTGTAAAGTGAGGTTTTAGCTGTGCCAGTGAAAGTTAAGGACGATAACCGTTTTCTTGACATTATCAAAATACTGGAGGAAGTTAACCGGACGGAAATCCAAGTAGGGATTTTCGGCGGTGATGATTCCTTTATTTTGATGATTGCTAACGTCCACGAATACGGCTGCACGATAAAACCCAAACGGGCCAAGCGCCTAGCGATTCCGTTGCATCCGAGCGCACGGGGCAAGTCTCCAAGGGAATTCACCGATTTATATCTCATAACAAGTAAAGAAGGAAATCTACTTCTAGTCCGTGATAAGGGAACAGGCGATATGGAGTTTATGTACTGGCTTGCGACAGAAGTGCATATCCCGGAGCGTTCCTTTATCCGTGGCGGCTTTGATGAAGGTGCTGACCGTTTCGCCAAGAAAGCGGCGTCTTTGTTTAAGAAAGTCATTGTTGGCTCAATGCCCGTAAATGATTTGTTTACCCTTATGGGTGAATATATCGTTGGGGAACTGAAAAAATATATGACCAATTTAAAAGACCCGCCGAAGTCAGGGGCTTCAATAACTTCAAGCGGAAAAAGTAATCCCTTGATCAATACAGGCCGCTTACGCGACGCCATTACCTACAAGGTGGTGAAAAAATAATGCCCTTTGATTTTAGGAGCCTTGTGGATAAACATTCAGGCCCAATTACCATCGAAGAAGAAACCGGCGGCGAGTATGATTATAATGATGGCGGTAAGTGGAAGCCTACAACTAAAAAATGGGAAACCACCGCCGCTGTCTTTAATCTGTCGTCAAAGGATGTCAGGGGTTACGCCATCCAATACGGTGAGGGCGGCTCCTTTACACAGAAGGATGTGAAAATCTACATCCACGAACCCCTTGTTATCGGGGCTAAAATCACATACAAGGGTAATGTTTTCACTGTTGCCGCCAGTTCGGATTATGAGGATCATGCCCACGGACTGATGATTTATGTAGCGCGAAGGGCCGGTGATATTCAAAATGCAGCGGTCAATGAAGGGCATTAAGGATAGCCTTGTCAAAGGTATGCAAGAGCATTTGCATGTTGATGTCGTCCCAACGGACACAGCGGCGAGAAAGCCCAAGCATCCGTATATATCATACAAAATCACAAACAGCCTTGACAGTAAAACCTTTTCGCTGGTTGATGAAGTTGTGGAATCCTATAACCCGGATTTTGAATATGACGTTGAAGTTACGCGAAAAGAACAAGCGTCTTTCACATTGTCAGTCAACGTCTACAGCGATAATAATGATGAAGCCCACGAACTCGCAATAAAGACAGCCGATTGGTTTAGGTTCCACGGCTATTTTTATTTTGTTGAAATTAATGTCGCCGTGGTTAATGTTACCAATATCACTGACCGTGCCGCCCGGATTGTAGACGATTATGAAGCGCGGTATGGTTTTGATGTCCGCTTCAGGGCGGCAAGGGCAATTAAGAAACGCATAGAAACAATCGAATCCCACAGTTTCACCGGCGAAGTTAAGAATGCGATCGGTGAAACCGTTTTAACTACTCAAAAAAGGAGCGAATTTGATGGCTAAACCTGACTTTATTGTCAACATATCGAAGCTGACAAGGGCCATAACCCAAAGGGGTTTCGGGTTGCCGCTTATACTTGGGACAAGCAAAGATATGCCCTATACCTTATTCGACGGCATTTCCGGCGTGGCTGAGGTGTTCGGCATTTCATCAAAGGAATACCGCATAGCCCAGCGTGTTTTCGGGCAAAACCCCGCGCCGCCCCAAGTGGCTATATTCTCAATATTGCCCGAGCCGGATGATGATCTGGCCCTCTTACTGCTGGAAGCGGTCAACGAAGTTGTGGAGATAAACAACGATTGGTATTATCTGCTCTGCACCGAGAACGCCGACCAGGTTGTAAAAGCCTTGGGCGGCTGGACGGAAACGCAGATAAAAACGTACTGGGCTACAACTCAAAACCTTACCTTGGTCAACGGCCTTGAGTATGAAAATACAATCGTTATGTACCACGAAGACCCCAACGCCTATGTTGCCGAGGGTCTTGTTTCCACGGCGGCTACAAACGACCCCGGCAGCCTGACCTTTAAGTTTAAAGGCGTTCAAGGGGTTTCCTGTTCCGAAATCCGTGCCACGGACTTAGCGGAACTCCATAAAAACAACGGCTTTTCGTATATCCGTAAGATGGGCGTTTTACAAACCACCGAGGGTACCGTCACCACAGGCGAGTACATCGACATTGTGATGGCGGCGCATTGGGTGAAGAGCCGGATGGAGGAAGAAGCCGCATTTCTGGCGGTTAACAACAAGAAAATCCCCTATGATGCCCGGGGTATTGCCATGTTGATATCGGTGGTTGAAAAGGTTATCAAACGGGCCGGGATGCAGGGTATTGTCCGGGTTGATGATGACTTCAATTATGTATACTCCATCAACGCCCTTCGCCGCGAGGAAGTGTCTAAAAACGATATCGCCAATCGTGTTTACAATGGCGTGAAGTGGACTGTCGAGCTGGCCGGAGCAATCCATACCGGCACAATCAACGGCATATTTACATATTAAACGTGTAATTATTGCCGATTATTAAGGAGGTTTTTTATGGGCGCACCTGTAAGAAGCTATGATTCAATGGAAGTAAATCTGGTTGTCGGCGGCGTTGTGATAACGGGCGTGGCTTCCGGTTCATGGATAACCGTTGAGCGTTCCGAGGACGACTTTACGGAATATACCGGAGCCCAAGGGGAAGTTGCTATGGCCGAATCGAATAACCGCACCGGTGAAATAACTGTGACCCTTGACAATACATCACCCTCTTGCGCTTACCTTTACGGCCTATCAAAGAAACGGGGTAAAGCCGCCCTTGTTGATGTGGCTGTGATTGACGCGAACGAGGACGGGGGCATAATGATGAGCGCACCCGAGGCGCGTGTACGCCGTCCGGCAAACTACGAATCCGGTAATGAAATAACTGAACGCGAGTTTGTTATATTCTGCGCCGACCTTGATTTTGCCGCATAAGATTTGCTTGTAAAATCGCTAAAGCGATTTTATCATTTTTTAGATAGTCTGTCAAATTTTATCAAACGGAGGAACTCTCAATGAGTAAAAACAAAATAGCAAGCATCGGATTTCAGCAGAAAAATGTTGATATTGACGGCGTGACGTATACGCTTCAAAAAATCCCTTTCAAGTTTTACTTGGAACTTAATGACCGCTGCACCAACAGGAACGGCGTGTTAATGAAAACCCAGTATTCTGAAGAATTGTTTAAGCATTGCGTTGTGTCACCGAAAGTGACACTTGCCAGTTTTGATGATGATTTCAACGCCGCTTCGGAATTGTTAAACGAGGTGGAGTCCTTTCTTAACTCCAAGACTGAACAAAACCCAAGCGAAGAGGAAAGCCAAGGATAATTTTATCTTCTGGCGGCTTATTTATGACGGCGGCGTCCCTCCGTCCGAGGTATTTGCCATGGACGAGGAAATGTTGATTGAAGCGGACGCCGCCCTTGATCTTTATAATGAAATGATTAAGAAATCACAGAAAAAACCCGGTAAAATCAAGTAGAAGGGAGGCGTTAAGCATGTCTGACGCAGCGAGAAACCTTCATATCGCTGTTGGCTTTGACGGGCTTAATGCCGCCCGTGGCCTTGACAGCCTTAATAAAAAGGCTGACGATACAAAAGCCAATATAACGGGTATAGGCAAAACAGCCGAGAATATGGGAGCTTCTTTTGAAACCCAAATGTCCGGCTTGGATAAAAGCTTTATTCTTTGGGAAAAGAACGCCGGGAAGTTTACCACCTCAATGGAGCGCAAACAGAAGCGTATTGACAATGTCAAGGATAAAGCCGCTCTGTTGGAGCAAGAAATAAACGGTGTCAGCGGCGAATTAACTAACGCAACGAACAAATACGGCGAAAACTCCGAGGCGGCAAGAAAGCTTAACAATCAGCTTCTAGACCTAAAAATCCGGCAAGCTGATTATAACCGGGAGCTTCAAAACCTAACCCGCTTTGATTGGGACGGCTTCGGGAAGCTAGGGGACAAATTCTGTAGTGTCGGTAAGAAAATGAGCATGGCGGTCACGGCTCCTTTAGCCGGTGTCGCAACGATGGGCGTTAAAACCTTTGTCGAACTGGAAGATTCTTGGGCGGCTGTCCAGAAAGTTACAAAAGGCACAAATGAGGAACTGACTACGCTTCGGCGGCAAATGAACGAGCTTGTCACGCATGGTGGCGTTCCCCTTCCGGTAAAGGAAATGTACGGCATTGCCCAAGCCGCAGGGCGTTTGGGCATTGCAACAGAAAATATTAAAGGCTTTTCCGAAACCGCCGCCATGCTTGGCACCGTCACCAACATGACGGCAGAGCAAGCAGCGAACGATCTGGCTAAATTCGCCAACATCATGCAAATGCCCCAAGAAAAGTTTGATCAGCTTGGGGCTTCGCTTGTCGGCCTTGGCAACAATATGGCAACAACGGAGTCCGATATAATCGCGCTTGGGCTTCGGCTTACCGGCGCAGGGGCCAATATCGGGCTTGCGGAATCAGAAGTTCTGGGCTTCGCGGCGGCTCTTTCTTCTTTGGGAATAAGAGCGGAAGCCGGTGGTACGGCGTTTTCCAACGTCATGCTCAGTATGCAGAACTCCGTGTTCAACATGGACGAAAAACTTGAAATGTTCGCCTATGTTGCTGGGAAATCAGTCCACGAATTCACGGATTTGTTTGAAAGGGACGCGGCTTCGGCCCTTGTTTCCTTTACCGAGGGGCTGGGGCGTCTTGGCAAAGATGGTTACAATATAAACGAAATACTTGATGATATGGGCTTTTCCGGGGCTAATGTATCGGACGTGTTAAGACGCGCCGCAAACTCCGGCGATACCCTTAGAAACGCCATAGAATTAGGCAATACATCATGGGAAGAAAACACCGCGCTGACAAAGGCAGCCGGCAAAAGATACGGCACAACGGCGGCAGAAATTCAGGTTTTCAGAAACCGCCTGACCCTGTTGGGTGAGCAGATCGGCTCCGATTTACAACATCAATTTAAAGGGCTAATAAGTATCGGTAATCGATTTATAGGCTGGTTATCCGGTATGAGTGATGGTTCGAGGCGGGTTGTTGTTACAATCGGCATGATCGTTGCCGCCATAGGCCCCTTGTTGTTGGGTATCGGTTTGGGCATAAAGCTTATAAAGAATATGCGGGATACCTTGGGAACCCTTGCAAAAGGTGTTAAAATGGTGTCCGCCGCTTTTGCCGCTGACAGTAAGATAAGGTTGTTTTTCGGTAATTTAGGAAAAGGCATAAAAACAGTTGGGCTGCACATCAAGACAATGGGATTGCAAACCAAAGCGTTATTATTGCAATCCAAGGCTTGGATTGTAAATAACACTCAGATATTGGGCCAAAAAATAGGACTTGTCGCTTTGAAAATAAAACAGGGCTTATTTATCGGCATAACAAAAGCTATGACCGCCGCCCAATGGCTTTTTAACAAGGCAATGATGGCGAACCCCATCGGGCTTATTGTCGGTTTGGTGGTTGGGCTTATCGCCGCTGGTATTGCCTTGGTTAAGAACTGGGATAAGATATCCGAGTGGTTCCGCGATATCTTCGGCAAGGCAGCCGAGGCGGTAAGAAACGCTTGGGCGGGTATTGTTGGCTTCTTTTCGGGGATTTGGGACGGGATTGCCGGCTTCTTCTCCGGCATTGGAAACTGGTTCCTTCAACGGTTTGCCGCTGCAAGTGAAGGCGTAAAGAACGCTTGGAAAGGAACAAAGGGTTTCTTTTCAAATATTGGGGATGGAATTAAAAACACATTTTCCAATATCGGCGGCTGGTTTCGTGATAGGTTTGCCGGAGCTTCCGAGAACACACAGAACGCTTGGAACGGCATAACGGGCTTTTTCTCAGGTGTTTGGAGTGGGATCAGCAATGTTTTTTCCCGTGTAGGAAATTGGTTCAAGAACCGATTCCGCGAGGGACGGGAAGCGGCTGAGGGTGAATTTGAAAGTAACCGTGTCACGACATTCTTTCGCGGTGTTTGGGGCGGTATAACTAATATCTTCTCCGGTGTTGGGGGATGGTTCGGAGCTAAATTCAGAGAGGGCCACGAAGCTGCCGAGGATGGATTTGACGGTAATAGGATAATTACGTTTTTTACAGGTGTTTGGGGCGGTATTAAAGGTGTTTTCTCCGGCGTGGGCGGTTGGTTCAAAGAACAATTTATTGAAGGTAACGAAAACGCAGAAAAGGCATGGGATACGGCTACAACATTTTTTAGCGGAGTCTGGAGCGGTATTTCCAACACTTTTTCCGGCGTAGGTAACTGGTTCCGTAATAGGTTCAATAATGCTTCCGAAGATACCCGTAATGCCTTTGATGGCGTTGCCACATTCTTCAGTGGCGTTTATAGCGGAATTACAAATGTTTTTTCCGGTGTGGGTGGTTGGTTCCGCGATAGGTTCAGAGAGGGCCGACTGGGCGCTGAAGAAGAATTCGAGGGCGGCAAAATTGCCGGGTTTTTTAACGGCGTGTGGGGCGGCATAACAAATATCTTTTCCACAGCGGGCGGTTGGCTTACGGAAAGATTCCGCGAGGGTAAAGAAGGCGTTGAGGGGGAATTCTCCGGCATTGAGGGCTTCTTTAGGGGAGTCCACGGCGGGATAACAAATGTCTTTTCCGGTATTGGCGGTTGGTTTAAGGAACGGTTTGTTGAGGGCAACGAAAATGCGGAAAATGCGTGGAATACCGCCGAAAGCTTTTTCAGCGGCGTTTGGGACGGGGTAAGTAATATCTTTTCCGGCGTTGGCGGGTGGTTT